CCAAACATATTTACGGTGTATTCATCAGTGTTAGTTCTGGTTACAGTAATCCCAGAATCACCAAACACAGGCATATCCTGTAAATTAACCTGCATAGACCTTGCTGTAGCAGTTTGCTCATCAATGTTAGCATCGCCATGATAAACAATCTCTTTACTAAGAACGCCATCTATTTCTAGTTGATATTTATCACCTGCAATAAAGTTATTAGAAAATGTAACTGTATTAACTGCAGTTACTTCAGTTGGGCTAAACCTATCATCAAAAGCATATCGAGGTATATTATCAAACGTGGGAGTATCGTAATAAAAGAGCCCATCATTGTTGTAGTTGTACACCAAGCGTCTAGGCGCAACATTTTTGTTGAATAGTAATAATACATTTTCGTTACTAGCAACACGATTGGGATAGTTTGTGCCTAATCCATGATTAATGTCTTGTAGATATGTTGTTGCTGTAGCCGTTACTCTAAATATGCGTAAGTTAGATGGTTGAAAAAACAACAGGAAACTGTCATCTTTGCTAACTTCAAACTTATGTAGCTTGTAATCTTCAGATATATTGGCAGTATCTAGCTCATAGAAGTTCACATCCTGTATGGACATAAACGCAGTTCCTAATGGAGTGCTTGCTCTGCGGATTAGTCTCCAAAAACGTCTAACGTATGTGTCAGCACCGCCACTAGTAGATACAGGAATATCAACTCTGAGCCGCATATTTTGCTCAAAGTTTGTAATTTTTGGCACAACAATGCTTTGCTGTACGTTTACAGTATCGTCTTCACCCCAAGTGCTACCATCGCTTGAACTTTCTAATAGGAACTCTGTGCTTGTAACATCTTCAGTAAACTTAATCCCAATAAGGTCAATAAAGCTAACAGTTTTTGTAAAAGTCGGGCTATTAGAAAATGTATTTTGCCATATTACTACGTTAGCATTTGAGCCTATACCATCAAACTCTACTACAGTTGATGTGTCATTATCATCAAGATCATTAATGTTACTGCCTGTTTTAACATTATCAGAGTAAAAAAAGTTGTTAGTCATTCGCACAGTTTTGCCCTGCGGAACGTCAACAAACTCAGAGCCCATGCGTCTCTTGACCCCACCTTGAGGGGTAGTGACTACGTTACTAGCGATTTCCATGCCCTGATAGTATTGGTCAAGATCAGTTCTTGATTTTATATTTTCAGATAACTCGCCACTAACGAACTTGTTTTGAACAAAGTTGCTTCTAGCCATTAGTGCCTCACATCAAGGAATGGTCTACTCTGTATTGGTGTTATTGGGTGTTGCTGACTGTCAGTGTATCGAGCCATGCGAGATTGGTTCTCATACTCCATTGCCATGACTTGTTTTGTAGTCGCGTTGTCGCGGATAGACATAGCAAAGTCTTTAGCTAGTGCGTACTCAATCATCTTAGAAAAGTACACAGGAAACACTGCTTCAGAGACATTAGCAATATAATCACAATACAAATCGCCACTGTGATTAATATAAACCTTGTCTTCAATAATTTGGTATGGCTGATTTGGATTCAGCTTGATTAGTGTAAGTAAGTCAGATGGCAAGGTGTACTTATCGCTCCACTCTTTACCAACGATAGCTGTAGCATCTTTCCCTAATTGCGCTTTCTTACGAGCAAAACCCCAACGGTACTTTGTTAGTTCGTTCTGCACTACATTATCATACAAGTTGTTAGCTACAACCTGTGCGCGAGAGTTGCCAGTCAGTGATGTTATTGGCAAATCACCTATCAGAATTAATGCGTTAGAAATTAAATCTATTTTACTAGCCATGATTTACCTTTATGTAGAAATGAAAAAAGGGGGGCGAACCCCCCTTATAAGCCTAATTAGGCAGGTGTTGCATCGTAGTTGATTTCAACTAGACCTGCGACATCACGAACAGCCGCGCCTGCTTTTAACATACCGTTGCACAAGAAAGAAGTCTTCTGTGGAACGTAGTCAATAGAGGTCTTCATGTCGATGCCAACAGCAAGACCAATAGCTTCTTTACTGTAAGCGTATGCACTTACAACATCAGTAGCAATAGTCAAGCCGCCTTCATTACCTGCACGATCTTCGATAACAACAACATTAAAGCCTGCAAATGTGTTGATTTCACCATTAACAAGTGCTTTAACTGCTTGATAGTCAGCAGAAGTAGTTTTTTCGTCAGCCAACAGACCTGCAAGACCTGCCGCGTTAATAGCACAGTATAGATCACCTGAGCCAACGCCTTGCTTAACAAGTTCTACTTTAGCGTCAATAAGGTCAGTAGCAACAAGACCAGTACCGCCAGTACCAACAGCAGTAGGAGAAGCCGCATCCATTGCATCAATTACAAGTTGGTCAAGTCTACGACCCAACGCGCCTGCAATAGTAGTTGCTAGTTCTTGTTTCTCATCAAAGTTTACTTCAGCCTGATCAAAAATGTCCGTGTACTCTGGAGCATTCCAGTTTTGCAGAGTGGCTGTAATTAGGCTGTGTGCAACATCCATTGGATCAACATCAGCACTGGTAGCTTTTTGATTAGCTAAACCTTTGCCCATTGCACGAAACTTGTAAGTGTCACCAACTACATTGTTACGAACAGTTACGGTGTCACGAAGGAGAGATGCGTTTTGAAACGCGTGTTTTACCATGCTGTCAAATTCAGTAACAGCTACTGGAGATAAGTTAATACTCATTATAATATCCTCGAAAAAGAGATTTTAATTTAAAAGTTTTTCAAGGTTTTCGCTGAGTGCCCAATAAATTTGGTCAGCATCCAACCTAAATTTATCGAGCCTATGGGGATAGGGTATTCGATGCGCTAATTATAACACCGAACACCCATATTTGTAAACATTATAAACCGCCAAATGTTGCCATCATCTTCTGAACTTTACGTTCATGGTTAATATCAACACTGCGGAGAAGATTTCCATTTTCATCTTTCTTAAACATTTCAGCTTCAACATCTGCCCATGTTAGACCTTGTGGATGCTCGCCACCCTCGATGGGTAGTTTAGCAGGGACAGTTGCTTTAACGATAGCTTCAATCAACTTAACACTGTCAGCAGTTGTTACTAGTTCTTGCACCTGACTGTAAGTGTCTGCGTCTAGGTTGTTCTTTAAAAACCCTTCAACAGTCTTTAGTCGTTGCGTAGCGTTCTCGCCTAGCTTCTGCATTTCCATCTCTGCTGAAACTTCTTCTACTGCTTGTTCCTGTGCAGTTAAAAGTTCCCAAGCGCGACTATACGCCTCTTGAGACATATTAGTATCTTTAGCAAACTCAGTTAGTTCAGCAAGTAACGCATCGTCTTGCTCTACACCTTCAGGAGCAACATAACCATCTTTAGGCGCACCTTTAAAGCCACCAAACTTTTTCTCTAGTTCGTTATAGGCTTTGGCTTGTTCTGCTACTGACTGGTACTTATCTGCTTTGTACCACTCTGGGGCTTCACCTGCACCCTTAATACCTTCAGCTAGAAAATACTCGTTCTCACCCAACGTAGGTGCAGCATTGTCTAACAAGGTATCAGAAGTAGCTTCTTGTACTTCGGCTTGTTCTTCGGACATATTAACCTCTTACTTTAGCTTGTTGTATTAAATTGATCACATACTTCACTACGCCCGACTCACCATTATGATAAGCGGCTTCGTAGTTTACGTTCTGTGATTCAAAGGGGGTATCGTTGCCGTAGATAAAACGAGACGTTAAATCTTCAAGGACTCTCTTTCCTTCAGGCGTAGAGAAACAGCCATTGTATGCTTTAGCAAGTTCAATGGCTTTCAGTCTCTGTTCTTCTGCGTATCTAGACTTAGTTTCCGTAGAAGCCTTGTCTATTTTATTCCAACTCAAAGTGTAGTCTGTCCTTGCATTGGTGGCTCACCAGAAGTATCCATGCCTTGCTGTGCGGCTTGTGCCCCTGCTTGCACGACTGCTTGCTTCTCAGCATCGCTTCGCACTAAGTCAGCAGGAACACCTGCTTTATTAGCAACCCATGTACCAAAGTCTTCAAGTTTAAATCCAATCTTAGCTTGATCAGGACCTGCATTCTGCAATACAAATTGTACAGCTTGTTGTACATTGAGTATATCTTCAGCATCCTGTTGCCTAGCTAGTGGGGACATAAACTTAATATCAATGTCTCTACCATCTAACTGAAGAGGCTGTATAAGCCCTCTACGAGTTAATATAGCAACAACACGCTTTATAATAGGGATTAATACTTCAGTTTGCAAGCGACCAAACGCAGAACCAATACGTTTTGCTAGTTCACGCGCCTCAATAGCTACCTCTGTGGCTGATCTTACAGCTCCTGTTGGGTCACGCAGATCGTTAAATAGCGCCTTCTTAATGCTCATCTGTAGGTCGTTAATAACAAATTGGGACAACTGTAGGTTTGCACCAGTATCTAATCGTCTTAACGATGGGTTAGCGTTGTTATTAGAACCAACTGGAATAACAACCCCTGGGCTTATGCT